ACCGATGGCCGCGCGATTTCCCCCCCTCGCGCGAATCGCCCACTTAATTCGGATAAAGTGCCCGCGCAGCGTGTCGTCCAATCATGTAACGCCTGACGAGTCTAGATATTTTAAACAACTTGGCCCTAAGTTGTAATATGTTCGTTATAATTAAAGTGGTCTTGGCCCATTATCTTTAATTCAAAATGCCTAAGCGCGATCTCCCATGGCGCTCGATCGCGGGAACTTCGAAGGTTAGTCGCAATGCTAATTATTCTCCTCGTGCAGGAAATGGGCCCAGAAATAATAAGGCCTCGGAATGGGTGAACAGGCCCATGTACAGGAAGCCCAGGATCTACCGGACTCTAAGAACGCCCGACGTGCCAAGAGGCTGTGAAGGCCCGTGTAAGGTCCAGTCCTTTGAACAGCGTCACGATATTTTACATACTGGGAGGGTAATGTGCATATCTGATGTGACACGTGGTAACGGTATCACCCATCGGGTTGGTAAGCGTTTCTGTGTTAAGTCTGTGTATATCCTTGGCAAGATATGGATGGATGAGAACATCAAGTTGAAGAACCACACGAACAGTGTTATGTTCTGGTTGGTCAGAGATCGTCGACCCTATGGCACGCCTATGGACTTCGGTCAGGTGTTCAACATGTTCGACAACGAGCCCAGCACTGCGACGGTGAAGAACGATCTCCGTGATCGTTATCAGGTCATGCACAAGTTCTATGGCAAGGTGACAGGTGGACAGTATGCCAGCAACGAGCAGGCTATAGTCAAACGCTTCTGGAAGGTCAACAATCATGTGGTGTACAATCATCAAGAGGCTGGCAAATATGAGAATCATACAGAGAACGCTCTGTTATTGTATATGGCATGTACACATGCCTCTAATCCTGTATATGCAACGCTTAAGATTCGAATCTATTTCTACGATTCGATCATGAATTAATAAATTTTTAATTTTATTGAATGAGATTCCAGTACATAACTTACGTACGACTTGTCTGTTGCGAAGCGAACAGCTCTAATTACATTGTTAATTGAAATGACGCCTAAGTCATCTAAATACATATTAACTAATCGTCTAAACCTAGCTAAATAGGTCGACCCAGAAGCTGTCATCGATGTCGTCCAGACTTGGAAGTTCAGGTAGGCTTTGTGGAGATCCAACGCTTTCCTCAGGTTGTGGTTGAATCGTATCTGTACGTGGTACACCTTGCTCCTCGTATGTATTGGCTCTTCTACATGGAACATCCTGAAATAGAGGGGATTTTCTATCTCCCAGATATACACGCCATTCTCTGCCTGATGTGCAGTGACGAATTCCCCTGTGCGTGAATCCATGTCCAATACAGCCTATGTGGAAGTAGATGGGGCACCCGCACTCTAAATCAATCCGCCGTCTCCTTATCGCCCTCCTCTTGGCTTGCCTGTGTGCTGTCTTGATAGAGGGCGGATGTGAGGGTGATGAAGATTGCATTCTTGATGGTCCAGTTCCTGAGGGAGGTGTTTTCCTCCTTGTTCAGGAAATCTTTATAGCTAGCACCCTCACCAGGATTGCAAAGCACGATTGATGGGATCCCACCTTTAATTTGAACTGGCTTTCCGTATTTGCAATTTGACTGCCAGTCCTTCTGGGCCCCCAGAAGTTCTTTCCAGTGCTTTAGCTTTAGATATTGCGGTGCGACGTCATCAATGACGTTATACTCCACTTCGTTTGAGTACACTCTTGGGTTGAAGTCCAGATGTCCACTAAGGTAATTGTGTGGGCCTAAGGCACGAGCCCACATCGTCTTCCCTGTCCTCGAGTCACCTTCTATGATGATACTTACTGGTCTCTCAGGCCGCGCAGCGGAACCCCTTCCAAAATATTCGTCCGCCCATGCTTGCATCTCGTCCGGAACTTTAGTGAACGAGGATAGTTGAAACGGAGGAACCCATCGTTCCGGAGCCTTTGCGAATATTTTCTCTAGGTTGGATCGTATGTTATGGTTTTGCAGCACAAAATCCTTTGGCTGTTCTTCTTTTAAAACCGCCATGGCAGCTTGAACAGATCCTGCATTCAACGCCTTGGCATATGAATCGTTAGCTGACTGCTGACCTCCCCTAGAAGATCTGCCGTCGATCTGGAATTCTCCCCAGTCAACTGTATCTCCGTCCTTCTCGATGTAGGACTTGACGTCGGAGCTGGATTTAGCTCCCTGTATGTTTGGATGGAAATGTGTTGACCTGGTTGGGGAGACCAGATCGAACAATCTGTTATTCGTGCAGTTGTATTTGCCTTCGAACTGGATGAGAACGTGGAGATGAGGCTCCCCATTCTTATGGAATTCCCTGCATACTCTGATGAATTTCTGGTTAACTGGTGTTTTTAGGTTTAGTAATTGGGAAAGTGCTTCTTCTTTGCTAAGAGAACACTCTGGATATGTGAGGAAATAGTTTCTGGCTTTTACTGAGAAAGAACCCTTTCGTGGCATATTTGTAAATATGGGTGTTCCCCCGAATAGCTCTCTCGCTCAAAACTCATATCCAATTGGGGGAACTGGGGGAACATATATACTAAAAGTCTCTGTGTAGGATCTTTCGACACGTGGCGGCCATCCGCTATATATT